GGTGTTTTTTATTAAATATATATTAATAAATAAGTAAAAAATATAATCACTTTAAAAAATGGAAACAAAACCAGTATTAGTCATTGAGAATAGTCTTTCAGGACTTAGACTTAATGAAAACACATCTGCAATCAAAAGTGATAAAATAATCTTAGAAGGAGTTTTTACAGAATTTGATGTAAGAAATCGAAACGATAGGATTTATACTAAGGATCGTTTCTTACCACATTTACAAGAACTTCAAGAAAGAATGAATACATTAGGAGTGTATGGTGAATTTGACCATCCCGATGTGTTTGATACCGCTTTAAGTAGAGTATCACACATATTAAAATCGCTAACATTTAATGAAGCGGAAAATAGAATAGACGGATCAATTCAATTATTAAACACCCATTATGGCAAAGAAGCTCAAGCGCTTGTCAAAGATGGGTTTCCTATTTTTGTATCATCAAGAGCAGCAGGTGTAACAGAATCTAACGGTACAGTAACAATTAAGAAATTATTCACTTATGATGCAGTTGCTGACCCAGGTTTCGCATCAACAAAAATGAACGTAAGAGTTCTAAATGAATCATTAGGTTTTAATGAGTCAGCAAACTTTAGGATATTTGATATGTCCGATGAGTCAAAAATAAACGAATTGTACGAAATGAATGACAATGACCAAGTAACACAAAAAATGATGGTCGAATATTCAGATCATATAAAGGACGAAATGGGTAAACTAAAAACCGAAATTGAAGAAAATATCAAAGAAGGTAAAGACCCAGAAAAATTAGAAGCCTTATCTGAATATTACGAATCATTAATGGAAAATTATGGTAAGTTAACTAAATACTTAGATTACTTAGCAGATACTATCCAAATTGTAGTTAATGAAAACGAAAGTTTAAAAGAGAAAACACAGAAATTAGTAGAACATGGTGACTACTTAGCTGAAAATCTCGAAAAATCTATCGGATATTCAAACTACTTAGCAGAACAAATCGACAAATCAATTGATTATTCAGAATATATAGCTGAAAATCTTGATAAGTCAATCGACTTCTCAGAATATATAGCTGAAAATCTTAACAAATCAATTGAATATTCAGAATACTTAGCTGAAAATCTTGATAAGTCAATAGATTACTCCGAATATATCGCAGAACACACAGAATTTAATATTAGTAATATTGAATCATTATCAGAATATGTTGATAATTCAGTAAAATATTCAGAATATGTAGCTGAACAAGTTGATAATAACATACAATATTCAGAATATTTAGCAGAACACGTAGACAATAATATTCAATTCTCTGATTATATTGCTGAGCATGTTGATAATAATATTGCATATTCAGAATATATAGCTGAAAATTTATCAGATACACAAGCATATTCAAAATACATTGCTGAAAGTTTAGATAAAACGATTGATATGGTTAAGTCTGAAAAAGTAAATGAAGAAGTTGAATCAGAAGAACAAAGAATTTCTGATTTAAAAGTCGCTAATGTTGATAAATTTTATGCAGATGAAGATGAAGAATTCCCACCAACAGATGATCAAGATTTACCAGAAGAATTAGATGACATCGATGAAGATGAAATTGAAATTGAAGGTGAATTACCAGAAGGTGAATTACCAGAAGATGAAGTTGAACTAGAAGATGATGAAGCATCAGAAGAAGAAATTCTTGATGAATTTCCTGGTGAAGAAGTTGAAATGGAAGAAGAACTTCCTGTTGAACAAGATATTTTACCAGGTAAACAAGTTGTAGTTGATGTAGATGGAGAAGAAAAAACAGGTACAATACTTTCATTTAATCCACAAGACGGTTTTGCTGTAGTGAAACTTGACCAAATGGAAGAAGTTGAAACACAAGAAGAAACTGAATTACCAGAAGGTGAAGTTCAAGTAGAATTACCAGAAGGTGAAGTTCAAGTAGAAGTAGGAGTACAACCAGATGAAGCACAATTAGAAATCGAAGTACACGAATCTAAGATTACAGTTGTAGCTGATCCTATATTAGAACAAGAAAAATCAATTAAAGATACAATAAATCAATTAATAACAGAGGCTAAAAAACGAAAAGCCGCCGAGGAAAATCAACCTCATTTCTTATTATTCTTAACTGAAAGTAACAAAGAATTTTGGTCAAAACTTTCATTAGATGATAAAGAAAAAGTTAATGTTGCAATAAACGAAAGCACTTACACTTCCGAACAAGATGTTCTCAAAATCATAAGAGAGGCGTTATCAACACCATCGAAATCAGAAGAAGAAACATTAATTGACGCAATTCCAGATGAATTAATAGATGTTTGGAATGGTTTGAATGATACTATCAAAAAGAGTGTTCTCTCACAAGCTAAGTTTTATCCAAACTTAGTTGGATCACAACCAAAGATGGAATCATTCTGGAATAGCAGAGCACTGGAACAATACTCAGCTAACCAAAAGAAAGTTCTATTGAACGAGAACAAAAAAATTGTCAACGATTCTAAATTATCTGAAAATCAGATAGATAGATTCATTGATGCGTTCAAAAATTTAAGTTAATGTAACTGATTGATAATTAGTCCAAAATGGAAAAAAGTGAGTTTTTGAACTAAATATATAATATCAGTACAAAAATTAAAAGATGTAAAATCTAAAAAATTAATTAAAAATAAAATGAATTTTCAAGTAGACAAAGCAAAAGCTTTAAAAAAATGGTCTCCGATTCTTGAAGCTCTTCATGTACAAGATGAAGAAAAGAGAACTTGGATGTCTGAGTACGCTGAACTCCATTCAATGAATGAAAACGTATCTTATGCTACATTAGGTAACATTAATGGTATGGGTCCAGTTGTTTCTCCACAACCATCTGCAACTCCTGGTTCAATCTGGGGTGCTGATGCAACACCAGGTAGTGGTGATATAGGACAGAATTTACTTCCTGTTTCTATGAAAATCGCTGCTCAAACAATAGGTTTAGATTTAGTAGCTGTTAAACCAGCCGCTTCTCCTAAAGTTGATTTATTATTCGTTGACTTTCGTTACGATGATAATAATGATGAAGATAGTGATAGACCTTTAGTATTCAAAATGTCATCTACTAACGTTACTGACGTTAAGAATGCTCTTTACGCTCAAATGACAGCGTTCTCAATTGTTGAGAGAGTTGGTGGTCTTGATAAAAGAACTTTTGTTTCTTTATCAGGTGCATCATACGCTGATATAGCAAATTTCGATCCTAAATCTTCAACACAAGTTAAAGAAGGATGGATGGAATTCTTAGGTTTCTCACGTATTGATGGACTTCCAATGTTCAGAATCTTTAGACAATCAGTTGAAAGAGGTGCTTATAACACTTATGATGCAACTAAAAACACTTTCCCATTTGATAACGATTCTATTGTTACTAAATTAGAAGGTGCTACACTTACAACTGCTGTAACAGGTTCAACAACCCAAGATACAGTATTAACAGGTGTTACTATTGAGTTAGTATCATTGATGGAAGATCACATTCCTGGATTTAGTGCAGGTTGGAATCTTTATTCAGGTATGAACAGAAACCAGGATGAACATACATATCCAGGTCAAGTTGGTCCTAATGTTTTCACTAAGACTATCGAAGTTGGTAATATTGAAATAACTTCAGCTCTTAAAAGAACTGAAATTGAAGATATCAAAGCTTCAACAGGTATGGACATCGTTCAAAAGTTAGAATCAGTTCTTATTAATGAACTTTCACAAACTATTTCTAAGGAAATTGTTGAGAAAGTTAAAGAATTGGGTGAATTAAACAGAGCATCACACACAACTCCTAAAGTTGCAGGTCTTTCTAAATTCGACTTTGATGTTGACAGTTATGTTGGTTCTTGGACAGTAGGTGGAGGTGAGACTTCATACTCATTACAAAGAAAGCTTGTTTCTAAAGTAAATAACGCTTCTAACTATATTGCAAACGAAGGTCGTGTTGGACCAGCTCAGTACATCGTTACTAACGGTAATTTAGCTTCAGTTATGCAAGACATAGCACAATATGTTATTCAACCACCAGTAGGTGGAGCTAACTTAAATACTAACGGTCAATTGTACCCAGTTGGTAAAGTTGGTGGAATGACACTTTATGTTGATCCTTACATGAGATGGGATGATAATAGAGTATTCTTAGGTAGAAAGAATTCAGTAGACCAACCAGGTTTATTATTCCTTCCTTACTTAATGGCCCAATCAATCAGTCTTATTTCAGAAGCAACTTGGGCACCAAGAATGTTAATCCGTTCAAGGTATGCGGTAGCTGATGTGGGGTTCTTTCCTGAAAAACAATTCTTATCTCTTCACGTAACTGACCAAACTGGTTACTTAATCTAATAGTTAGTTACTATATAACAAAAGGGGGTTTTAACCCCCTTTTTTATTCTTTTTATTTTTATAATTTGAAAATTAATTATAAAACAAACTATCATTTTTAATATATAAGAGTAAAAGGTTGTGCCTTTAAAAACAATTATATAATTAATGATTTTAAACAATATAATTTCAGTAAAAACAACTAATAAAAACATATCATATTACAAAAACAAAGGATATATTATTAATTCAGGTGATATTATTAATATACCACCTAACATCTTACCAAAAGGAAGTCATTATATCATAAATGTTTCTTGTGATACTTGTAATCAAATAAAAAAATTACAATACAGAACATATTATAATTTGACAAATGAATTAACACAAAAATATTATTGTAACAAATGTAAAACTATAAAAACAAAAAATACCTGTATCGAAAAATACGGAGTAGATAATGTATTTAAAAATATAGAAATTAAAAATAAAATTAAAAAAATAATGATTAGAAAATATGGTGTAACATCATATTTAAAATTACTGAAAAATGATCATAATAAAAATCACGAAAAATTAAAAAAAACCACTTCATTAAAATATAAAAAACTATTTATTGAAAAGATAAAATCAATACATGGCGATAAATATCAATATTTATCACCATATATTAATATGAACACAAAAATAAAAATATTATGTCCGTTTCATGGTGAATTTGAACAAAGACCAAAAGATCACATAAATAATAAACAAGGATGTTCAATTTGTAAAAAAAGTAAAGGTGAAAAAATTATTCATAATTTTTTAAATACCAATAATATAAATTTTGAAAGTCAAAAAAATTTAAAAGTTGCACTTATAAAAGGCAATTATCTTTTGATTTTTATTTATCTGATTACAATATATGTATAGAGTATGATGGTGAACAACATTTTAAACCAATAAAATATTTTGATTAAATATAACGATGATATATATGAAAAATTAAATGTTATATTCAGTGATATTAGATAAAAACATAAAAATAAAAACAACCAATAAGAATATAACATATTATAAATCTTTAGGTTTAGATATTAATTCAGGTGATTATATAACAATATTACCTGAACAACTACCACCAACATCTATATTAAAAATTAATGTCAAGTGTGATATATGTGGAAATAATAAAAAAATATCCATGTTCTCTTATAGAAGGAATGTTGAAAAATATAAATATTATACTTGTTCTACCAAATGTGCAAAAGATAAAACTATAAAAACAAATAATGAAAAATACGGTGTTGATTATTACACAAAAACAGATGATTTTATTCATAAAATAAAAAAAACCAAAAAAGAAAAATATGGTGACGAAAATTATGTAAATATAAACAAACAAAAAGAAACCAATATTAAAAGATTTGGTGTTGAATCATATATGTCAACTAAAGAATTTGAAATAAAGAAAAACGAAAAAATGTTATTGAATCACGGGGTGAATCACCCATTACAGAGTGATACCATAAAAACAAAATGGATAAATACAAATTTAAAAAAATATAATGTAAAATATCCATTATTATCTAATGAAATAAAAAATAAAATAAAAATAACAAAAAAAGAAAAATACAATGATTCAAATTATAATAATAGAACAAAATATAAAAATACAATTTTAGAAATATATGGTGTTGATAACCCAATGAAAAATGGTGATGTTAAAAATAAAATGTTTTTGTCTATTAAAAATAAATATGGTGTTGAACACCACATGCATCTTGAAGAAATTGTAAATAAAGTATTTAAAAGTGGATTTAAAATTCACAAATATAAAGACACCAATTTATATTATCAAGGAACATATGAAAAAGATTTTTTAGATAAATATTATGATGTCGTAAATATAGAAAGAGGAAAACCAATAGAATATATTTTCAATGATATTATTCATATATATTATCCTGATTTTTATATACCGGAATTAAATTTAATAATAGAAATAAAATCTTCTAAATGGTATGAAGAACATTTAGATAAAAATCTATTAAAAAGGCAATCATGTATTAATAGTGGTTATAATTTTATGTTTATAATAGATAAAAATTATAATATTTTCGAAAAGATAATAAAATATAAAATATATCAATCATATGATGTTTGTTATCAATATAAAATAAAAAACGATAATAAAGAAACAATTGATTTAAATGATAAAAAATTATCTATAAAAGATTTTACTTTTGAATATGTTGATAAAAATGATAAAATAAATTGTGATAAAATAACAAAATTTATTGAAAAATATGAGTGGTTAGGTAAAATGCCAAATAGACCAACTCATAGATTCATTGCTAAATATAAAGATGAAATAGGTTGTGCTATTGTAATGTCTACACCTAACTCATTTTCTAAATTAATCGGTGATGATACTAAAGATTTAGAAAAATTAATAAGTAGAGGAGCCAGTTCATTTTGGGCACCTAAAAATATAGCAAGTTCTTTAATAATGTGGTCTATAAAATGGATGGTTAAAAATACACAATTTAGATTATTTAGTGCATATTCAGATCCAGAAGCAAAAGAATTAGGAACAATATATCAAGCATGTAATTTTATTTATATGGGTCAAAATTACGGTTCTAATATATTATATTTTGATTTAGAAAATCCAAACATTTCATGGACTACAGGTAGAAATTTTAGAAAATTATCTTTTTATAAAGAAATATGCAAATTAAATAATATCATTTGGGAAGAAAATTGGTCAAAAAATTATTCAGTGTTATGGGATAATATACCTAAAGACATTAAAATATTGTTATTAAATGAATCTAAAAATAAAATAAATTCGTGTATAAAAAGAAAAACATCAAAAAAACACAAGTATATTTATATTTTAGGGAAAGATAAAAAAGAAACAAGATTATTAAAACAAAAATTTAAAGACTTAAATCCTAAATTAATAAACTTAGAATATCCAAAAAATAGATAATAAAAAAACCAGTGATTTAAAAAATCACTGGTTTTAAAATCTAATCATTCTCAAAAATCAGTCGCAGTCTGTGCAGGATTCGAACCTACGTTGAGCTTTTACAATTTTTAACAGTCCTAAGACTTGCTCCGTCCTAACTGCCAAATATTTTGTTAATACTTGTCAGCCTCCGCTAGACGAACAGACCATATAAGGTTGAGATTACACCTTTAATACTGATTCCTTCGTGTCATTATCCCTTGGTTTGCGACCTGGGTTCTCCACTTATCCACCTACCTAGTAGGTCAATCAGCATCGTTGCCTTGATTTAGAAGGTGGCGTTTCCTTCATCACCGTGATACTACTCTATGTTCTGAATTATCCCGACCTTGCGAGCCGTTCAGAGGGGCTAACCTCTTAGACGCTCCGTTCCATAAAACACTTCAACCTTGCGAGTATCCGTGTTCTTGATTCATCCGAAGATGTCAAGAATTAAACGACTTTCGTTTCACGATTGGTTGAGACTTTGCTTTTTAAGATCTGCTTTATCTATGAAATAAACCATATTTTCATTTTGGTTAGGGTTTGTTATTCTCTCGTTTAGCGCTCAACCAAAGCTTCATAAGATTTTGTCTCACAAAATACTTAACTAAACATGCGTTTCGGGTGGTTAATCCTACTGTACCATACTTCACGATTCAAGGTTTCCCTCGTTCCATTTGTATTGATAACTAGCCTTTGTGTAAACCTACACTCAAACAGTTTATCTACTTCTTATCTATCAGAATCGCAATGTTGACACGTTCCAGTTATCGGTGTCAGCCGATATTTATTTTGCTCCTTAACCTACACCCGAAGGTTTCAGTTGGCTTACAAAACTTATCCTTACCAAAGGACTGAATTAAATTCACCCGTAGGTGAATCTACTCATTGCTTACACCTTATATCCACACGGTTATTTTTACCCTAGTAAAATAACTCAGTATGAATCTCACTACTGGTAGAGTGAAAGACGAAGCTTGTGTGCTGTGACCATCCCGAAGGTTGGTGGAAAGTTTGAGAATTCCTTTCCCTTTTGTATGTTTCCACACATTATCTCTTCGTAAACCCGAAGGTCTACTTACCCATCGCACACGATGGTTATATTTTCAATACTTTCAAAGAACTTTTTCAAAAAGTGGTAAATCTATATATTTAGACAAAAAACCTACTTTTTTCTATTTTTGCAGTCCAAGGTGGATTCGAACACACCATCCAGCTTTTACAATTTTTATCAACCCGAAGGTTTGCTGTGTCCTCTGAATCTCCCCTTAGAATTCTGTTAATCCTAAAGTTACCGCAGAATAATTTAACCTATATTTAAAGGTTGTTCTACAAATTCAGGGTCTACTGTTTCAAGACCAGCCAATTAGACGATTGGACCATTTGAAGTAGGCGAGGGTCTTTTGTTAAAAAATTATCCTGTTAACCACTAAGGGCTTCTACCTACTTATATTTTAAAGAACGTTTTCTGCATTCGTTATTTCTAATTTAGAATCTGGATCAGTTTTTGCTAATAAAAATTCATCTTTATCAACGTAATAAACTTTATCGTTTATCACAACTTTATAATTACCCTTTTTCATATTTTTCTACATCAAATGTTTCGAAACTTTTTTTAAATTTTTGTCGTTTCGTTTTATCTATACTATTTTATTTAAAAAGTTTGCTATTTTTTAAAGTTTTTTTGAACTTTTTTTATCTGATTCATCAAAATATTTATTTCTTGTATTTATATAAATAAATACTTTTTTATAATATAAATAAAAAACAAACAACAAGACTAGTATAAAAATAATTTGTTTAAGTATCATAATATATTTTTTAATTATTAAATATAATAAAAGTGAACTAGAAGGGGTAGACCATTTATGTATAATCTAGTTCACTTTTATTGATTAAAGTGTTTTAGCAAAACCTACTGCTTCATTAACAGATTTAAAACCACCTTTTTTTAATTTTTTACGACCAGCATATACCCCATATTCCCCAGATGGTTGAAAAATTAGTTTTTCTTTAATACCCAATTTAATTGATTTAGAAGTTCCCATTTGACGAATATTATATCCGTTTACATTTTCCAAAACTTTTCCTAAATGATTTTTCTTTACTGCCATTTTAATTTAATTTTTATTTGTTAAACATATTTATTTATATTACAATTCTTACAATTTGTTTTTAACTATTTCACTAGCTAATTTTCCATCATAGGTAGAACCATAATTATCTCTTAAATCCTTCATGACTTTACCCATATCTTTCATACCTTCATATCCATTTTTATTGATAATACCAATGATAAGAATTTCAAGTTGTTTTGGTTCTAACATAACAGGTAAATAATTTTTAAGAATTTCAACTTCTTTGTCATTTCCCATTTCAGATGCGTTTTCTTTCATCTTTCTGATGATTTTTACTAATTCATCATCAGAAATATCTTTTCCAACACGATTAATTTCACCTATTACAACTCTTAATAAAGACTTAACATTTTCATCCTTATTTTTCATCGCAGTTATTAAATCTGCTTTAATTTTTTCTTGTAGTTTCATAATTTTTGTTTTTAAATTAAAAAATATAAAAAAGTTAGGGGTGTGTTGTTACGCTAAAAGTTCCAAGATTTAAATTTTATTTTTTTGTTCCTATTAATTTATATAGTTTTTCAACTTCACTTTGTTTATAATGATTAATAGTATTTTTAGTTTCAGTATACTTAATATCTAAATTATCACAAACTTTTTTATAAATATTTAAAATATCTTTTGAATAATTTCTAAAATTATAAAAATAATATTTATCACTTTTATAATAACTTCCATCTGAATGATATAAACCGTTCATAAAAATCTACAAAAAATTGGTAATTAGATTTTCTTGTTTGTAACGAGCACCGTATTGTCCCGTGAGAAATCGATTCAAAATGTTCCGTCCTGCATTTATATCTGCGTTGTCTGCGTGACCACAATTCAAACATAAGAACACTTCTCCATTTCGATTCCCCCTATCAGAATGACCACATACTGGACAAGTTGTACTGGTATAATAAGGTGCTACACTGCGAAAACTAACACGGTTAATCTCACACTGTGCTTCCAACCTTTTGAGCCAATACTTCCAATTCCAAGTTCCGATAGAACGCCTGATATTTTTGGTCAACAAGCGTTTGACCTTTGATTTATTTCCCATATTCTTTAGTCGCTCAACAACAATCAAATCAGGATTTTCTTTTGTTATAACTTCCTTCGATATTTCATCAATCCTTTGTTTTAATGCTCTCTTGGCGACATAATAACCTCTGGATTTCTGTTTACATCTTTTAACTCTCTCGATGCAACCTTTGATGTCCTTACCATACTGATTACCGTTATTAAGACTTGCCAATGCATTAATACCAGTATCAACACCAATACACTTCGTACCTTCTTTCTTTACTTCGGTAATTATTTCAAAACTAAACTGAACATAGTTCTTTGTTATGATATATGAGTTCAGCCTCTTACCGATGTTGTTATACTTGTTGAAATGTTTATGGTATTTAATCGGTAAATCCATTATCATTTTATTCCCGACACTTGCTATGTGTAACCAAGCATCAAATAGTCTGCTGTCTTCGGATTTATATCCATTGTTCTTTGTCGGCACTAAGTCAGCGATGGTACAACTAACATACATCCTATTCCCTTTATGAACAGGCATTACCATCTTTGTGGGTTTGTTCTTCCACCTTTTCTTTGTTGCCAACACCATATCAATTGCTTCTCTGGCTGCAACTTTTCGTAATCTTGCCGATAACCAAGTTTCGGGAATGTCAACAATAGGTTTTAGAAGTTCACCTTTACTGGTTTTATCAGGATTCAGCCAAAAGTATTGAATGAAGATATTAACAACCTTTCCGTATTCATTGAGAATGGTCGTTAACTCCAACATCTTTTTATTTGTGCTGAACTTCAAACTACATTTGGTTGACCTGATAAGTTTCATTATGTTATTTATTGATTCTTTTCATTATTCTTTCATATCCCTTATATGTTTTATCATATGGAAATTTAATAAAATAATTAGAGGCTTCAAGTTTGGCTTCGTCCTTTTTTCCAAGTTTATATAAAACTAATGTCAATCTATCAATGGCATCAATTTCTCCCTTTTTACATCGTCCCTCTTTTTCATTATCCATCATATCTGATATGCGTTTTACCAAGCAATCTTCTTCCCAATCAAGGTCAAAATATTCAGATGTAGCAAGGATTGCTTTTCGATATCCATCAATTGATTTTTCAACATCTGTTTTTTCTAAGAGTTTTGATTCTTCAATTAATGCTTTATTTTTGTTACGTAATTCCCAAAATTTATCCAATATCTCTCTTTTGAATCCTCTTCCCTCATTTTGCCAATTGATTAATTCTTTTCCATATTGTGAAATTAATTCGGATTCTACTAAGAATGCTTCATCTTCAGTTAATCCATCTTTAATAATTTCGACAGTATATTCATTTAGTAAGCACGTTTCAACATAATATATCCATACAGAATGTCTATCTTTACTCCATGCTCTTCGGTCAGTTCCTTTACCAATGTAAAAGCAGTTTCCCGCTTTATCAAAATGACCATATACATAAAAATTATTTCTCTTCATAATTTTATTTGTTTTCTTTTAATTTCTGTTCTTTTCTTCTTTTAGCACTTCGTGCTCCATACAATCTTCCAGAGAAAGATGCAATAATCATCATAAGGTCATTGATAAACTCTTTATCTCCTTCATCGTCTGGTTTGTCGATACATATGATTTTAACTCCATAACTCCCGAACATCTTTTCAACGAAGTTATATTGAAATCTTGTTAACCTATCTTTATTTTCAATAATTACTTGTGTAATTTTCTTTTCAATAACCAAATTACTTAGTCTAACAAATCCTGCTCGTGTATCAGATAATCCCGAACCGACATCTTTGATTATATATTCAACTTTCAATTTCTTTTTTGCACAGTATTCAGAAATCCTTTGTGATTGTCTATCTAAATCACCTTTGGTTTTCTGTTCATGTGAACTTACTCTGGAGTAAGTGGCAACAACATCAGATGTTTCATTATTTTTAATTACACCAATAAATTCATCGAGAACATCTTTTTGATAACGTCTATGTCCACCAACTGTTTTTATTGATGGTAGTTTACCATTATTATCCCAATTCCTAAGTGTTTCTTTAGATAGACCAAGATATTCTGATGCTTCTTTTATATTTAATAAATTATTGTTCATCAATTTTCCTCAGTAAATCTACTATTAGTTCTTTTGATGAATCCAATAATTTCTGGAATTCATCAACGGTGATGTCTTCATTCAATTCGAAATTGTGTGGATAAATGTCTCCATTATCCAACTCGAATTCGGTTTTTGTAACCCTTACAACCTTGTAATTTGTCTCGTTAATCATCTTTAATAAGTTTCTTTTCATATATAAATAGTATAAAATTTATCAAAAGTTTAACAAAAATACAAATATTTTTTAATATTTCCTAATTTTTTGTAGATTTTCTTGAACTGTTCTTATACCCCTTAATGTTTATTTACTATAATCACTAAGATTACACCCATTACACTACTGTCACCATATTTGCTGGGGAGATTGGATTCGAACCAATTTTATTTCAATTTTTCATTCACGGTTTAACAGACCGCATCTAAAGCCACATCAGCTACACCCCAATATAAACGTTGTTTAGGGTACAACGTCTAAAACCTTTATAAGTTCCTCACGCAAGGTAAAGAATTGTAGCGGGAGAGGGATTCGAACCCCCGACCTTTGGGTTATGAGCCCAACGAGCTGTCCAGACTGCTCCACCCCGCAATATTTTTTAAATTTCACTAAAAGCTATAATATCATTAATAGACCCGTGTGTTGATCTAAATACTTCATAATCTAAATAATAATCATTTGTTTTTAAACTCTTAGGTGGTCTAAGAACACCAAAATAAATATCACCTTTTACGTGAATTGTTACATTATTATTATTTCGTTCTAATAATCTTGGATCTAAATACATATCAGTATACAAATCACCCTTTATTAAAAAAGTATTTTTATTAATATACATAATTAAAATAATTCATTTTTCATTAAAATTTTTCTAAATATTATTTCCATGTAAGTGTTTTTTCCATATAAATTATAATTCTGAAAAATTTTTTTATTTGTTACAAATCTATTAATATTTTTTTTATTATATTTAATTCTTAAATATTTTTCAGCATCCCATATATTATCAAAACTAAAATATTTTTCATCATAAATTTCATCTAACATATCAACGGTACAAATATATGGGGTATCGTCCATAGGCCATGGTGTTTTTTCACTTTTATAAAAATCTAATGTTGTTGATTTAAAAATATCAAATGTTTTTCTGAAATCAACTAAACCATTATAATTAAGTATTGT